AAAGTTTACAGTCGGACGGTTAAAGCTGACCACTTGTTTAGTCATTTCAACTAAGTCAGCAGCACTAACTCCTAATCCGTCAAATGTAATACGAAAACGATACTGCAACTTGGGCATAAGAAGACCCTGCGTACTGGCAGTTTGATTAGTTGGTAATGGTACTGTAAAATTTCTTAGTGAGGCAATTGCCATTTTAATCTCCTGATCTTATACTCTTATTTATCGAAAATTGGACGAGTTCAGCTTACCCTTACTCGTCCAATAACTACACATATTATACTGTTACCGATGAACCACCAATAGTGCCAGGATTCTTCAATCTAATAGGAATATAGATGAATTCAACTGCTTTCATAGGCTCAATAGCAATATCTACATAAAGTTCATTTCTTGCTATACGATCACCTGTATTGTTAGTGTCATCGCAAACAACAAGATAATCGTAAACACCACGTTTAGCTACCAAATCGTTAAGCAACGATTCAATCGCTGTCTTAATTTGATCTCTTGTGATTTTGTCGTTTGGTTCAAAAATGAACTGGTTAGCAACACCACTTAGTATGGTCCTTATGTAGTTCACTAATCTGGCCACATTTATTCGATCCAAACTACTTCCTGCTCCACTTATAGCACTGTTGCGAGTTTTTTGACCATATGCAACGATACCTACTTGATTCAGTAAAGTAATAGGATTGATACGACGCTCATATAATGTATCACGCAAAGCATTGTTAATACCTGTACGTACAAAAGTTCCAGTATTTGAATCCACATACCCGATTCCTAAGACATTGTCAATTAAACCACGACGTGTTCCTGCAGGAGCGAACCATGGATAACTAACTTGATCATTATACAAAAAAGTACGTAACATCATATGACTGGCAGGTACTGCTATGTCGTTGCCACTTAGGTCATTCGTAATTGCACTCGGGTAGTAAACTGCCAAATAAGGAGTTCCAGTTACAATTTCGTTTGACTCATAATTTATTATTGATGTTGTCAAGTTAGGCAACACCATAGATGAATCACCGATTATGAATCCTGTTTCACCACGGTCCCTATTTAAAGCAACAAGATTTGGTATTAACTCTGGATATCCAGGAGCTGCTAACAAATTAAAGTTATATGACTCTTCTCTCAATGCTGTATTACTGTCAATAGCGGCCTTCATTGCAGCAGCAACTTCGTTACGTTGAGCATAATGTCCCATTGCTGGATGTCCATTAGACTTATAACTTATGTCGCTCTTCCAAGTAGATTTACTTGTTGGCAGAACTGATGAAGCTCCTGGAACAGTAGGCACATCCGGAAAATTAGTAGCATTAAAATAGTTACCAACAAATCTTTTTACAGTGTATCCACTTCTACGTGTATTGAACAACAATGTTCCTCGAGGAAATAATCTATAATCAGGAGCATCTTGGTCAATGTAATTGCTTGTTAATAAACTAGCAATTGTCGGCAAACTACCAGTTATAGGATCAGTTGTGCCTGTTGTATCCCAACGTGTATCTGCAAAAACTATACCATTTTGAGTTAGTCTATCTGCATTGTTTATTAAATTCCACTTTCTTGTTAATTTGTCGTAACGATAAATTTTAGGATAATTTTCTAGATCGCTAGAATCTAACCATAAATCACCGCTCTCTAATGCACCACCACCTTGTTGTACTACAGGCTCGCTACCGCTTACAATTACTCCGAGTGGATCAGTTAAAGATAGATTATATCCACGTACATCTGCAGATACATTTCTATATCCTTTCCAACCAGAGTCATCGTTTACCATAATATCAATAGTAGCAGGATCACTGTAATACCATAATGTTCCGTCTACAGGATTAGCCGCAGGTGTTGTTGAGCTGATTTCGTACAGTTCTACTGCCCAATTTGTCAAATGGACAGAACCATTAGCTCCACCAACATACTGTAATACACCTGGAGTAGTAGTTGTGAAACCAGCAAAAGTTAATGGTATTCCGGAAGTATTTTGTAGGCTGATAATACCACCAGACCTGTGAATAATACTAACTTCTCCGGATGTTTCAACCACAGCACTAACATTAGGAATATTTTGATCCTGTATAGATTTTACAAACGCTTTGGCTTGATCACCAGATGATCCACCTATAGCACCTATAGTACAAGTATTTGTACTGATAGTGCCGTCTAATTGACTTGCTTTTAATACAAATGATTGGCCTGCTGCTAAACTTGTCCAAGTAGAAGACACACCTGTTACTTTAGTTTGGCCTGTTTTCGATTGAGTATATATCTTAAACCCAACCTCACCATTATTCAATGGAGTACGCATAACAAAGATACTGCCTTGGGCAATATTAAGCCCACCACCGGTACGATCTAAATTATAATTAGCAGCATATGCATCTGCATAGACTTTGCCGGCTAAACTCATCCAAGTATTGCTAACGCCATTATATCTACTATAGACTAAATCAAACCCATCACCCTCAGATGAAGTCTTAATCCAGACACTGCCATTAGGTCTTGGTGTACTTGCTGCATATTGCTCTCTACGCCACGACGGTGCTGCTGTGTAAGGACTATGCACAACAGTTGCAGAATTTAATAAAATGTTTCCTTGATGCCACTTTTGATTAGTAACACTCCAATTCCATGCAACACCAGTGGTGCTGACATTACCTACATGTGCATGACTTACATTTGCTGGCAAGGATGGTGGCAAACCTAATAGTCCAAGTCTTTCTAATGGACTACCGACACCATCAACAAGTCTTATTTTGCCGTCTGGTGTTCCAACTTGTCCAGTTGATGCTGCGATTGCGTTAGCATAAAATTCTAATCTGTCAGTATTACTAACTCGTGTACTAACACCAGGAACACCCAAAGTGTTAATTTGAGTGTTGATAAAGGTATTTAGGTCAGTGATGTTTGTAATAGCACTACCGGCATTTGTGAATACATTACCATTAATTGTAAATGATTGGCCGGTAAAGACATTACCGGTCGTTGCCATTAAAGCACTTAATGTAGTTCTAGTTGACACTGCTTGTGGAATAGAATACACCCAAGAAGAACTACCAACTACTACCCATTCATTATTATAATTTTTATAATAAACACTGTTTTTGCTAGTACCGTCTAACATATTGGGTAAGGTTACAATCGCATAATCGCCTTTATCACCAACGTTCGGAAGTGGATCGAAAGGAGAAACACTACTTGTATATTCTAAACTGTTAATGATAATAGGTAACTTTTTTGTAAACGGTGTATCACCGCTAGTTATACTATCGTTGAATTCATAAATTCCCCAATCAGTAGATGAGATATTTAACCAATTAGTCTTATTTGCTACATAACCACGAGGCCTTATACTAGTACCTACTAAATCATTAAGATTAATATCTGCTCTAACAACCCAGACACGATTTCCTATACCTAAAGCACTGTAAGCAGCCATTAACCCATATTCATTTAATTCGTCACCGTGTAAAGGAGTATCAGCAGAACTACGGCGAAAAATCGGAGCTCCAAAGATAGTGGTTAACTCGCGTTGGCTCGTAATACCATAAATTGTATTTGCCCGTTCTTTGGTAGTTCCTGGAGCGGTCACGCCATTGATTGTTTTGTTTTGGGCAGTGGCTATGACAACGAAAGGCACAGAGCCAATCGCTGTTGGTAAATATTGTGCTTCGTCGGTAACTGTTACTTGTATACCTGGTGATACTAGTGCCATGATTTCATCCTCTAAATAGATAAAGATAATATTATCTGTTCAAATATTTATTGTTATCACCAAAAAGAACACCACTAAGCGGTCCTTTAATGGTCCTTTAATAAATACGAAATGGAAAGAAATCTTTGTCCATTTTGCCGAAAACATCCGGTAGCAATTAACTATTACCGTAAAGGAAAAACATACTTTCGTACGGCTTGCACACCTTGCATACACGGGCGCAATCGGTCACCAACAAAATTACCTGGTTGGGTAAAATCTGGCTATCGTAAACCTGATAAATGTGATAGATGTGCTTTTAAGTTTAAAATTAACACGCAGGCCAAAGTATATTATGTTGACGGCAATACCAACAACAACCATTGGGCTAACTTACGTACAATTTGTTTGAACTGTCAAATAGAAATCAGCCATATGGGCTGGCGTCCTAGTCCTATTCAACCAGACTTTTGATCTGTGTATACAGATCGTCTACAGT